AACCATTTGAAGATTTTTATAATGATCCAGTATATGATTTCAGAGACCTTGATGAAGATGGATCCTTAGATAATCCAGGAGATATATTATATGAAGTACCGATAAGAACAGGTCAAAAAGATAATTATAGTTTAAGTCTTGGATTTTCTGCTACTTGGTCCAAACCATTAGATAATAAATTACAAGAACAATGTAAACAAGCAGCAGCAACTCAAATAGAATTGCAACAACAATTGATTGCAAATAAAAGATTAGATTTTGAAATTGCCAGACTTCAGAATTGTGGCGAACTTAAAAAACAGGGAATTTATTTTCACCCCAAGTCTCCGTATTATTCAGTATGTGCAGATATAATAGTTACTAATCCAGGTGGTGCAATTCCACAACATAGACATTCTATTCCAGCACCAGTATCAAAGAAAGCAGAAGATCTTGGTGGTGTTATATCAACGACCCCTTAATTTCCTAATTGCTCTTACTGCTTCAGTTTTTTCTCTTTGAATTTCTCTACGTTCTTCAACACTCAATAAAATTTCTTCTTTACCAAAATTAGTAGAAACTTTTTTAATTATTTGCTTCATAACCGGTCTAATAATTTTTAACAGGAGATTTGCTAATGGTCTTGCAACTAATGCACTAGTTCCCGCAGCAGCAGCAATAACAGTAGTTGATATAATTGCATCCATTGGTGGTAGGTAATCTATAATGCTAATATTTTCTTCTTGTATAACGACTTCTTTTTCTTCAGTCTTAATTACGGGTATTTCAGTTTTAGGTATAATGGGTGCTTCAATCTGAGGAGATGTAAAATTTGTCTCCGAAGGTTTATATGGAGGGACAGGTGCTTGTGATGGTTGAAGATAATCCTCAGCATTAAAATCTATAGGATTAAAAGATGGTAATGAAGCATCACAAAATGTCAGTGTTCCATTTGGATCATCTTGAAGTAGAGCAGTATTTTTTGGATTTTGCTCTTTATTAGATTCTACACATCCAGGAAGATTAACAATAGGAACACCAAGATTAACTGTTACAGGAGCAGCAGTTGGTATTGATTGTGATGGTGACATTACATACTTAGGAATATCCATAGATCTAATCGGTCTTATGAATATTGGTCTTACTTCAATATTGGGAATATTCTCCATTAATCATTCTCAAAAATTCCAGCAATACCGGTAAATAAATGATAAAAAATCACATAAAGAAAAAATCTATTTTCGTTATCTGTCTTTTTCTTCACATTCGTTCTTCTTCTCTTTGCATTAGAAACAGACATAAGAATTCACTTTACTATTATGTATTTAACAACTCTCATAAAGTTTTCAGAAAGGCAGTGCCCCGCCAGTCATCGAAGGAACTGATTGTGTAGATTCTGGAAGGACATTACCAGTCATACTAGGCATTTCTGGTAGTGAAGAATTAATCATACCAGGAAGTGCTTCAGTAATTGCTTTTGTGATTTGTTCTGTTGCTTGTTCCTTTGCCTGTTCAATCATTGCATCCTTATTCAGATAAAGATATGCTCCGGCACCAACAACTGATAAAGATATCAGACCTGAAAGTAATGCGATTCCGTTAACTAATTTTTGCATTTTAATTTTTACCTTTTTTTTATAGGCCATGTAATATGTAGGGTATATGTCAATAAAGTTATAAATCCAAATACAAATAATGCTGACATATTTACTCCTTTTTAATTATAGTTTCTAGTTCAACAATCTTAAGTTCCAATTCCCTTACTCTAATAATAGTATCCAGAACATCTTTAGGTGGTTCAAATTCATCAATCCAAGTATCGTTCTCCTCAACCTCTTTCATAATCCTTTCAATCTCTAATTGAAGGGCTTGAATCTCTCTGTTTTGTTCTGCATCATCAGGAAGAGATCCCATTGTACCTCTAGGCCAGTTGATACGAAAGTCAGAATTCAGTTTAATGGATTCTGCTCTAACTTCTTGGTTTGTTTCAATTCTATTTAACCTTTCAATCACTCCACTATATGCCCATGTAGAGACTGCAACAGCACCTACAATAGAAATCATATTGCGAACAGGCATCGCAACTTTAGTGTCATCTGAAACTGATACTGAGTTTACTTCATCCATTACTCTACCAGAGTGCCATGTGCCCTTCTAATTTCACGAAGTGCTTCTAGGTTCATATCCTTGGTTCCACCATCATAGGCATGAGCATATCCTTCAGTAATCATTTGCTCATTCAATGATACTTCTGCGTCTCCAATATATAACCAACCAAGAAGGCGACCATACTTACCCATACCACCAACCAATTCAGTTCTAACAGACAACTCATCTTCACCTGCAATTGCACCTTCTAGTTTTTCTTTCATCCAGTTAGTAGCATCTAGTCCCAGAGATTTCTCCTCTAGATTTCTCGTTCTCTTCTCTGGTGTATCAACTCCTGCAACTCTAACTCTTTCTTTCTTGTATAAGTCAAACCCAAGGTCGATAGTAACATCAATAGTATCACCATCAAGAACACGATTGATCTCCGTCACCCTGAAGTTGTAACAACTCTTCCTGCTCGGTGGTGTCATTGCCCCCATCGTTTAACTCCGCAAAAGCCATCTGAAGTATATTTATTACCATGAATAATGCAAGTACTAATACAAGAATTACACATATAATCACTGACCATACAGGATCAGCAACATTATCAAGAGGACGCAATAATAAATTCATTTACTATAGAGAATAAGGAGGTTTGGGAGGATCTATTGGTACAGGTTTAATAGGTGGTTCACCATTTGCAATTCTAATTGGACCCTGTTCGACTCTTATAGTTTGAGCAGGTGCAGTTTGTGCAGCAGCATCAATTAGTTTTTCAAGATCTTCTTTACTAATTCCACCACCATTACCACCATTTTCTCCTGCTTTCTTTGCTGCCTGAACACCAAAGGTTGCTAAAACACCAGTAAATACTGATGCGATAAAAGTAGGATCAAGTTTCTGTTCAGGAATACCTAAAGCAACAGGCAACTTAATATATGCAAGTGTGAGTATTCCACCACTCCATACTAAAATAGCAAGACGAACAAATGTTGACAATATTTCTAATTGTTCTTCTTTATCATCAACAGAATTTTTAAGTTTACTAAAAATACTTTTATTTTTTGTGTCTTGATTATTAACTTCTTCTGACATTAAAAATCAGCAAGTTTCTTATATTTATGGTTTAAGAAGGTTAACTGTAATATTTGTTTTTTCTATTTGATTAAATTTTTGACACAATTTATCACTGGATTCATGTTCCCATTTATGATATGTTTTTTGTAATTGTTCTTTATAATCAAGACTATCGCACAATTTCATTTCTTCGGCAACAATAGTCTTGATTAGTATATCTCTAGTTAAAGATGCCATACTTGAATTTGGTTATCCAACAAAGAGTTCACCATTATAACACAAGAAATTTCGCAAAACTCTTCTTGGTAGGTTATCTGTTTAGGATGTTATTATTTAGTAATGTAACCTTCTTTAACAAGATACTCGCGGGTCAAAGGAGTGGGAGGGTATATTTCCCACATCTTACCACCAGCACAAGCTGCAAGAACATCGGCAGTCATCCTTTCAGTTCTACCTGCCCATGATGCTTCTGCTTCCCATGGAACAACAGATTTTGGATAAGTTTTTTCTGCTATTTCTCTCCAGATAGAGGGAACATCATCCTCAGGAAGAATGATAGCAATCAATGAATTATCGATTGTTCCTGCCATACAATCTTGTGCAGCGTGCCATCCTTCATGTCTAACCACACTCATCAATGTGGATTGTCTACCCATAAATGCATCATTCAGAAAGAAGTTATTACTTACAGTATGATAAACACCACGATTACCTATCGGAAAATATTTTTGATCTCCTAAAAAAACCATAACTCCGATCTTATCAAGGGAGTCCAACATCTCATTAAACTCAGTAGCAACAGCAGAATAATCAGAGTTGGGATAACTATCTTGAATATCTTTGATACTTGAGATTCTTTGAACATTATCGGTGCATTCCCGTAACATCATGCATCCTAAAGAATCATTACTATTGTATCCTCTGGTTATTTTTTCATCTCCAGCATATGCTGTTCCAGTCAGTACGGCACATCCAAGAATAGATAGTAACAGTTTTTTCATTTGTAATATGCCTCAAAATATTTAATAATACCATTAGTATTTACATTACCCTGAGATACCCAATCATGAGCACATTCATACATTGATTGATTACTGTATTGTGGTAATGATTCTTTTAGTTGACTACCATATTTAGTGAGAAGAACTTTAAGTGCCGACTCACGAAGTTTCAACTTCTGTTCACTGTAACGC